ATATAATCTTGCAGAGCAGCAAATCCCTTGCTTAATAAACTTGTTACTATGGAAGAAACAATCTTACTTATCATTAGTCTTTCTTCTCTTTTAGTATCATAGATATAACAGCAGCTACAGATGCTAATGCTGTTGAAATTGTAGTCCATTGGTCTGAACTTACACCAAAAGCTATCATAATTGCTGATAATCCAGCATAAGTTGATGGCTCTTTTAATCTATCTAATATAGTCCACATATTAAACTCCTTGTAGTCATTCTTGCCAAGCACAAACACTCATTGGTATTGCAGTATCACCAGAGCTTGATGTGTTAGCTTGTCTACCCTTTAATTCTACATTACCAGAAGTTACTGTGTAAAGTGTAATATTTACAGCAACATTGCTGGTTTGTCCTAAACCACCCTTAAAACCCCATGTTACCATGTAATTTCCAGAAAAAGGATTGGTCCAATTTATTTGATATTTACCTGTTCCTAAATCGTTTACTGAGCTTGTAAGCAAAGAATCAGATATAGTTCTGTCAGCTTGAAATGTAACCCATGCTCTAGGTATACCAGTTAATGTTGGAGCATCTGAACTTTGACTGCCGACTGCTGTAAAGTTTTCCATCAAAGCATTCATATTACTGCTAGTTAATATTGCTCCACTACTAAATGCTAAATCTGTAAATCCCATTATTCAAATGCAATGAACAACACTTGGTCAGGTGTAAATTCACTATCAGCTCCTTCATTAAATCCATGATGATACATGATTGCTCTATTAGAGCTTTGTTCGTAAACAATTGTTGCAAAAACATTTTGTGCTCCTGTTGCACCAAGTTCTGCATTTGCAAGTATTCCGTAATGTTGATATTGTAACGAATTTACAATGCTTTGTGAAAAAGTATTTGTATAATTTACTGTATATCGACCATTTGAACCTTTTACAACAGAGCTTACTCCTTTTGACCAATAAAGGCTTCCTGTGCTGTCAAAATGAGCCATCACAGTAGCTCTAGCAGCTACACCTGGTGAGTCAGTTTCACCTAATGCAAAAGCTGTAAAATTGCTTTGAACAGCAGTCATAGCTGAAGCTGTTAATGTATCACCAAACTGAAATGTAAAATCTTGAAAAGCCATTAGTCTCGCTCCCAAGCCACTACTGTAATTTGTTGTGGATTTATACCCTGAGTATTATTTTCATCGCTAAGTCTTGCATAAACATCCATTGCCGTGCTTGATTTATTAGGTCCACCCATCAAATTAAAGTTTCTGTTAATTAATCCTGTGTTAGATACTGCTGCAAAATTTGTGCAATAGTTAGCCGATTGAAAACTATTAGTCCAGTTAATTGTATATGTTGCATGAGTTGGGTCGCCAGTAAATGTAACCGATGTTACTCCTTGACTAAATATTATTTGTGCTTGTCCTGAGCTGTAAAAAGTTACAAATCTTTTGCAAATACCTCTCATTTCTGGAGCACCATCTTGTCTCTGTGCTAATGCTGTAAAGTTTCCTTGTATTTGGTTTAATTGTGTAGAAGTTAACTTTGAACCAAAAGGAAATGTTAAAGGTGTAAATGCCATGAGATTATGCTAACACAGACACAGTATTGTTTAAAGTTCCTAAATCAGGGTCATCTAATTCAAAAACTGTAATATTAGAAATTGCAATACCATGTCCGACAGACAGCTCCAATGTTTGTGTGTTATTTTCTATATCAATAGTCTCAGCTATTAGTGTATAAGGTTGGTCACTTAATCCAACTTCATCTATGTTTACATAAACTAAATCGCCAAGTTGTTGTTGTAAATATTTAATTGGGGTTTTAACACTTAGTGCTACCTCTGGCTCTTTCCTTCTAAATATAATTCTATCGCCTAAGTTTGCTGCACCAGCAGTATCTACATACCAAATAAAGTTTTGAGTAGGTTGCTTTCTAATTACATCATAGGAGTTTATAGATGCTGTGTTATCTCTAGTTACTGTTGATGCTGGTCCTACTATCTGATTAGATGTAACAGTAAATGATACTGGAACAGTATATCTATTACACATATCATAAGCATCACCTTTAGCTTCAAATGAAATTATATCGCTACCAGAAACAACTGCACTAAAGCTGTTTGTTCCTACTAAGTTTCTTCGGAAGTAAACCTTATTGTTAGCTTCTACATAGATTGCTGAATCAGTTATTTCAGCTATACCTTGTAATGCTTGAACATAATTTGTTCCATACGGGAAGAAACCTTGTACGACTATTGATTCTGAACCTAATGTGTTTTTCCAGTCAAGCCATGATTGATAATCTATATCTGTATTTGAAGTAGTAGTTGTGCTGTCTAGTCCTGCACCATAAGAATTAGTTGTTAAAATATCGAATGTTAAATCAGCAGGATTCCAATTAGAATTTATAAAACTTGCACCTTGTTGTGATGTAGTGTCTGTAGATACAAACACTTGAGATAATATATCCATTTGATTTTTAAAGTTTAGTCTCACAGTAGAATTACTATAATCAGCATTTATTAGAAATCCTTTGCCTATACATCCAAAGTCTACAAAAGAAGGGTTGTATTGATATCCAAAGGCAATCTCTCCTTCGCTTCTAAAATTGGTTCTGTTTTCTACTAAGTCATTCATAAGTTTAGAGGCATTTTCAAGTGTGATAGTAAATGGTTTACCAACAACATCAGCATAAGCTCTTTTTACTGGTGGATATTTTACAACTCTATCACTAAATACTGAATTGTTAAATGTAAATTGTTTTACTATTGAACGAGGATTTGTTGATTGTTGCTCATTTAAGAAGAATGGTGTTAATTCGTGTCCTAATCTACATTTACTTTCTACAATAGTTCCTACTATCATAGAGCCAACTTCTGTTTCTAAATCTACTCCATCTGCTAATAAACCACGACCAATTGATGGTGTTCCGACTACTGTTTCAAAATCAACACCTGTTAACACAATATCTTCAGATGTTGTTAAGAATAATGAGAATGAGCCAACTGAAGTTTCAAAGTCTACACCTGTTGGACTTAGACCTTCAAAAGATGTTGCAAGTGTAAAACTACCAACTGTAGTTTCAAAATCAACCCCATCTATCTCTAATCCAGTTTGTAAAAGCTGATAATTAATATAAGGGTTTTTATGCCAGTAACCTCGAATTACAGGTTTTTGTTCTTTTGGCAGACCTGTGTAATAAAGGGAATACTCTTCTAAACCTGGTGTTCTACTCTTTGGTGTTTTTGGGTTTAAATCATTTATATCAAGATAATAAAATGATAAATGGTTATTTTTTGGTGTTCTAACCTTCTTATCTTTTGATATTAAATGATAAGTTGATTGAGCTCTATATGTACCAATGAAACTTCCAAGCATAGTTTAATTATATACTATGATTTAGAATTGTGTTATTTCAAAAGGTACAGTAGGTCCAGTTCCAGAACTTAATACCACAGTTATGCTAAAACCTTTGTTTGTATGCATTGGTGGTTGAAAGAACATTGGCTCAGTTTGAGCACCAGAGAAATTGTCTTGGGTTACTGTTATATGACCAGATGCAACAATTGTGCAATTTTTTACATTTATATTTAAATTAGCCCCTGATACCATTGGAGTTAAATCTATTAAAGCAGAATAAATTCCACCAACAGCAGTTGAAAAAACTGTTGTTGTTCCACTTATTGCTTGTGCTCCTGTTGCTACTACTGTTTGTGCCATTACTTATCTCCTAAATCATTATCCCATATAACTTTCAATTCTTCAACTGTTGTAGCTGAAGTAATTTCTGGTTTAGCAGGAAAATCTCTTAATTTATTTTTAGTTTCTACTATTGCAGAAGTATCTTCTCCTGCTTCTTGTGCTCTCATATATTGAATATCGAGTTCTTCAAGTTTTGGTTTTCTAGCTATTCTTATTTTATCTCTCCAGACATCTCGGGCTTTTTCCATATCTATTGTTGGATTCATGTCTGCATCACAAGACCAAGCATTTCTAAATTCATTATCAAGCGAATCAAGGTCTGTATTTTCTATAATTCTTGCACCTTCTGGACAATCTTTTGCAGCTATTTCTTGAACTGTTAGTCCACAGTTTTCTGCTGGTACACATACTGCCATGATTCCGTTTTCTTGATTATAAATAATAACTTTACTCATACTTAACTCGGTTTAGGATATGTAGATTTTACCTCAGCAATGTGGTCTTTCCAAGTTGTTGTACCATCAACATTATCGTGATACTGCATATCA